AGGCACATCATGGGGGTTGGTGTCATACACAACACCCGCAGGATCAAATTGTGCTTTCTGAAAAGGCATATTTAACCTGTGTAATACGCTTTTACATTCCCGCCTGATAAAGTCCCAACAGTGCAAGATAGCTGAAACTGTGTCAGCTCTGCTGATAAAGTTTTAGATCCCGTTCCTGATCTATCAACAGCAGCGCCATGATCACCAGTATTAAAGGATGCAATCCATTGATTGCCGCCCATGTGTACTAGATCAATAATTGCATTAACAACTGAACCAGTTGCAAAATTTCCAAAATTAACATTACTCGTTGACGCGGCAGATAATACGCCGTCTATCGTGCCCGCTTGCTGCTGTAGGCAGTAACTATATCCTGATGTTTCTATACCGCCGCTATCCCCAAGTTGAAGCTGAAATGCTGAACCAGTTGATGAGCATGTCGCTCCAGCTATTGAGATAGTTATTCTCTTTGTACCAGCCGGGATACTCCCTATGTTTACCGATGATCCTGATAATGCCGTTAAGGCTGATTCAGTCAATATAGCTGAATTATTTAGTTCTGCTGTTGTCTTCGTTAGCCCATCTGTCAGATTTAGCTCTGCTGCTGTTGCTGTAACTGCCGCGCTGCCGAGATTCGGAAACGATCCCTGGACAGCGTTCTTAATCCCCCTTAAATGATCATCGCCTTGATTGGGATTATCACCGCTTGCGGGGTTGGTCGAATCAAGGTCATCAATAAAATTAAAACTGCTTTCGAGTCCCATTAGCAAATACTCACTTTAGGTAAGACATAACGCCCTTTTCCATTTGCGCCGCGGATACCGCTATTTAATGCACTGATCCATATCCCAGCCTGTTCGTCATCCTGTAGATAGATGTTGAGGAATAACAGCATGCCCGCAAGATAAATATGTGGATAAGCCGTTAAAACATCGTTACTCGATGCTGATGTCAGAGTTGGAACTGCGGCATAATAGATCAACTCACCCGTATATGGGGCTGTTGCCTCAATACCGGGCCTGAATTCTATCTGGCCAGCATGAATACTATAGGCCCTTGGATTTCCAGATGCTGTCGAATAGGTGCTATCCAGTATTTGAGGGGATACCTGACGCAACGGATTACGCCTACCGCTAAACTCAACTTCTACGGCCTTCATTTCCAGATAATCACTCGGAAGATCAAAAAATGTGGCATCAAACGTCTGTGCTGACCGCTTTTCCATTTCTAATGACCTTAATCCGGGTATTTTCTTGCCCGATGGATGCTCATACCCGTTATTAATAACGCTCTCTGCTAACTGACAGAATGTGTCCATTTTTGAGGTCAGGTCATCCCTGTGGGCAAAGTCTGCAACCTCCTGTTTTAGTTCTGTGTAATTGGTAATCATACCGCACAGCTAGTAGTTGAGGCAGCGGCCCCGCCATTATGATTAGTCCAGCCAGCGCGCCATGCGTAGTAGTTCTCACGCTCAGTGGTAACAGAAAACGGAACTGTACCAATTAGATCGCCGTTTGCGCTTGCCAATCTGCCTAAACAAAAAGCCCGCGCAGTACGCGGGTTAAATGCGTAATCCGTAGCACTCAATACAGAAGTATCAGGTGTTGAGGTGAAAAGTTCTCGCTTTGACATTGTTTCCGCTCTCTTTTGGATTGATTCTGTAAGCCTTGGAAATGTCATCTTTCATGAACTTCTTCCATGCTTTGGTTTTGGTCTTCCCGTCTGGTGAATCCAGATCAGGGAAAATGAGACCAAGGACCCTCCTGTGATCTTCAGGTATTGAAAACATCATCCGACCAAAGGAAAAGTCCTTAATATCATTTTCAAGGCGTGCCATGCTCAGTTCCCTTTCAATCTCAGCTTTGTCACGATACTGCATCTGCTGGAGTATCCACAGTGCAGCCTGACGCTGCTCAGTTGAAAGGTCCATTCTTGGCATGGCTTAACCTTATGCCGTTACGGCTGCAGTGTTGTCAATCGAGCTGATAAGGCCGTGCGCCTTTTCTGTCGTAACCACCAGCGTCCAGTCAACCGACATTAAGCGATTATCAGCAAGGCCAGTCTTCGCTAAAGGCTCGACACGATACCCGTACAGGTACGAAATGCGAACGTGACCAGGATCAATCAGGAATGCCATTGATTCATCAGTAGTGTAGTTTCGCTGAATCCTGTTAGGAGTCAGTTCCAGAACAACACCGAAGTCCGTTACAAAGACATTTACAGAGCCTTTCGCCGTTGCTCCGCTCTCGCTCTGGCCGGTTTCACTGGTCAGTGTTGCGATACGCGCGGAACTGGTGAAAAGGTACTCAGACAGCTTTCGGCAAACACTCGGAACCATCATCAATATGGTAGGAGACCCGCCGTTTTCGTAACAGCTTTCAGCAGCATCACGAATCTTTGACTCTGTGAGAGCTTCTGCTGTACCAGTCGTAACCGCTACAGTCAAACCTGTTGAGGTATCGAAACCACCCGCCGCAGGTGTACCAGCCGCAGGCAATTCGACGTTAGTCTCAAGCCATGATGGGAGACCGCCAGCTACACCCGCTACAGAGTCCGTACCACTGACAGAGGCCAGATTGGCAAGGCAGGAGGCTTCTACATCACGCTTCAGCTCCTGTTGGCGCATCATTATCTGATAAGAAAGCTCATCAGCTCTCCCGATGGTATCCGATTCACGCGCCCTGCTCGATACATTGACACGTTTTACGGAGATTTGAGAGTGATTACCAACACGGGCACCTGTCGATGTGTTGTTGGTGGTGTAGTCAGCACCATCTACAACGGCATTGTTAGTGACCGGATCGGCCAATGTGTCTTGAGTCCATTCGTAATATTTGTTTCCGTGGGTGTCAGTTCCAGCGATATCAGTAAACGGCAACGGGATCTTGGAAATATTCCAAATCTGCTGCATTACATCTTCGTTTACCAATCCACCAAAAGCGACCGACGCTAGGTTGTGTGCGTCAAGGTTTGCGGTAGACATTATCTATCCTCTAATTAAGGCACTCACGGCAGCGACTTGGTCGCCTCTTTGGCCGCTATTCCGCGCCTTTTCAGTTAAACGCTTGATTGCAGCAGATCTACCGGCTTCAGACTGTTTGACAGCTTGAGGTTTTAGTACTTTAGGGGCAGTATCTACCCGTTTTTTCCTAAAATTACCTTTTTGCTCAAACAGATTAGAGACTTCAATGAGCATTTGCATTGCCCTGGGGTCCTCAACCATGCCGATGTAAGAAGTATCCACACCGAAGTGCTTAAACATTCCATCAACACGCTTGGCGATTGCTTCGCGTTTGGCATCGTCTTTCAAGTCTGGAACCAGCTTGTGTAGTTCCTGTTGATTTGCTGCAAGTCTCTCGACCTGCTTGCGTTCAACTTCCTGATTAACGTTACCTAACTGAGCCATTGTCATCTGATATTTATTCTGCAACTCAACTGCTTTTGCTGAATACTCACCAGCGTTTGTCTGTCTCAGTCCGCTTTGCTCCAGTGCCTGCCACTCCTGTTCAATCACGGTCTTGTTGGCTAATGCCTGGACAAGCTCCTGATGAATCGGGGGCAGCTGCTCTGCCTTGTCTCTGTCAGCCTGTAACTTACTGCGCTCGTTCTCAATTTCACGCCTTGCGTTGTCCAAGTCTGTATTCTGCTCGTAAAAGTCTTTCAACTCTCCAAGCGCGACCGGGTCGCCGTTTGGCATGTTTAGGTTCAAGGCGTACATATCAGCTATATCGATATCAAGCGTCTCCGCTAGTCGGTTCAATGTTGATATATCGTCTTGTGAGTCAGTCTCCTGACTTGCCGGTTCAGTCTCCTGCTCGGCTTGAGTTTCCAGCGTTTCACTGGTCTGAATCTCAGTCTCCTGATCTTCGGTAGGTTCTGCAGTCTCCTGCTGCTCAGTCTCCTGAGCCGGGGCGAATGCTTTTTGTAAGATATCGGCCGCCGCTTTGTGCATGTTATCCATGCTTTTCACCTCTTATACTATGAATAATGTTATTAGTCAATGACTTGAGAGCTCTGGCTTGAGCTACAAGCTCTTCACGCTCCTCGAGGGTTTCTGCCTTGCGCCACTTATTAAATATTTGCTGTTCAGCAATGGTTTCAGCTTGTCGCGCTTTCATTACCAGCTTGTCTTCGTTGCTCTGAATCAATTGATTTTTCCTCTAGTTTAAGGGTTGCATTTCCGATGATCTTCGCCTCTTCAACTTCGCCCTTCTGATTCAGTTCATCATACTTAAAGGCCAGATCCGCGAAAAACTGTTCTTGATTATGTCTGAGCTCAGCAATGTCGTTCTCCCAGTTCCTTCTAATTTCCATCATCTGTACTTGCATCATTTCCTGCTGGGCTTGCATCATCTTATCCTGCTGTTGCTGCTGTTGCTCGGCGTTTGCTTGTGCGGCATCTCGTGCGGCATCTGAATTAGGGTCAATCCAGTACTTCTCAGGATGGTCTATTCCAGCCATACGAGCATGATCTATCAATGCCCTGTGGTATCCCTCAATATCAGCTAAAACACCGTCCTGGCCGCCTAGAATCAGCTCTTGCTGCTTCATGATGATCTTTTCTAGCGCCACCTGCTGATTAATCCTTTCAGATTTGGTCAAACCGACCGAAATGTTCACCTGTTCACGATCTAGCCATTGAGAAGGGTTGGTTTGTGACCAATTTCCGCTAATTTTGGCCGACATATCGTTAGGAAAGTACAGTTTTAGGAATTTATGCACCAATAAATACAGCTGAGTAACGAAAGTCTCTGAAAAAGTCCCTATCATCCAACTGGATATCTGTTCAAGATTGGCTATCAGTGTGTTTACACCAGCATCGCCCACATTATGAGGCGTGTTTACCTGCTGGGTCTGGAGATCAA